AAGGCAACAGCGTGCTGAACTTCCAGTTTGTGACGGACTACGGACCCTATACGCTGCGGCTGGATTTTGACCGTTCGCAAGCCGATCCGAAATTCTATGCACAGGCCCGCAAATACTTCCAGGCCGCTACGGGGCGCAATGTGCCAACCGAGGCGTATCGCGTCGTTTTACAGCGCGAGCTAATTCCTGCGCCGGTTGACATCACCCTTACCAAGTATGAAAATGGTCAAGTGTTCCTTACGGAATGCCGATTCATTCATGAAGGCAATCTCAGGAGTTTCCGATATGATCCGCGATTCTGATACGCAGAAATTGATTCATCGTTTTGTAACTGTGACAGTTACTGTGGCCGAGACCGACGCAGACGGCCGTGTTATGGATAAAACACTTGTCGGACTTTCAGCTACTCGCACTCTTGATCAGCGTGAGGTCGAGCAATATCACGGTAACGCTTTTCAAAGCGTAGCCGCGGAAGCCTTGTGCAGCCTGACAGACAAGTCACTGATGGAACATCTAGCGCGGCAGTTCGCCGGCAAGGTGACCGCGTGACCACCACACTACGGCAACGCATCGAACGTGCCCTCGCTGACGGCCCTGGCACGGCTACCGATATAGGACTCGAACTAAATGCTGATTCAAGACTGATCGGCGTTCACTTGCGCGATTTGTGGGTACGCGGCCATCTGCAGCGCAGTTTGTTTCATCCGAGCGAGCGCGGCCAATCCATTCGCCGCAGCGTGTGGATGTACAGCCTTCCAGGGATAAGGTAAGTTTGAACAATGACTAACAATCCCTTGTTCTTCGACTTTGAAACCACTAGTAAGACGGACTTAGCTGAAGCGGGTTTGGCGCGCTATCTAGCCGATCCCACTACGCGCGTTACGTGCTTCACCTGGCGTTTCCCTGACATGCCTACAGCTGAATTGTGGGAGCCTGGCCAGCCAGCGCCGCAGCGCATCGTGCAGCACATTGCTGCCGGCGGCGAGTTCGTCGCTCACAATGCGCCGTTTGATTTTGAGATATGGAACGTCGTGCTACGGCGAGATCCACGCTATATGGATTTGCCCGAACTGCAACTGTCGCAGGTGCGATGCTCAGCAGCCCGTGCGCGCTACAACGGTCTGCCCGGATCGTTGGCCGATGCCTGCGAGGCGATGGGGCTGCCGGTGCAGAAAGATACCGATGCCAAGCCTATTATGCTGCTGTTGGCCGCTCATCCCGAATACACGCCACAGACGCATCCTGAAGAGTACGCGCGGCTCTACAAGTACGCGTTGACTGACACCGATGCGATGTTCGGCTTGTGGTACGCGACCGTCCCGTTGCCGCCGCTGGAGCAACAGTTCTTTGAACTCAACACTCGCATCAACATGCGCGGCCTCGGCTGCGACGTGGAAGGCGCGCGGGCGATGGAAGACCTGACCGTGTTTGCCAAGGCCCAGCTTAACTACGATCTGGCCGTGGCTACGCAGGGCGGTCTGCTCTCTACCACCGAGGTAGGCAAGATCAAGGACTACGCAGCGACCATGGGCGAAGACATGGACGACGCTGGCCGCGAGTCGCTCAAGACCATGATAGGGCGTCCGGACTTGCCAGCGGCGCTGCGCGAGGTGCTGGTCTTGCGCCTGGACGCTTCCCGCGCGCCGAAGAAAGCGGCGGCGATCCTGCGCGCACACGTCAATGGCCGCATGTGTCATGCGACCGTTTACCACGGCGCCCTGTCGGGTCGCTCCACTGCGCGCGGCTGCGGCGGCGTGCAGTTGCTCAACGTCGCCCGCCCGCGTCCTGGCCGCTCGGCGGAAGACTGCGAAGCCTATTTGGAGGCGGCCAAACGGCATGATCTGGTGTTCCTGTCCTCGCCGGAACATGGCCCAATTCTGGCTGCGCTAGCCGATGCGCAGCGCGCACTATTCTGCGCCACCAAACCCGGGCATGTGCTGGTTGATGCGGATCTTTCACAAATCGAAGCGCGCATGGCGCCATGGCTAGCCAATGACGAGCAGAAGCTGCAGGATTATGAAAACGGCGTAGATGGCTATAAACGCACTGCATCAGCGGTATGCGGCGTGCCTTATGAGGAAGTGACCAAAGATCAGCGCCAATCGTGCGGTAAAGTGCCTGATTTGGCTTTAACTTATGGCGGAGGTGAAGGCGCGTTCATTTCCATGGCCGCTAACTATGGCGTGCATCTTGAGCCCGACGCAGTGGCCGATATCGTCTGGAAGTGGCGCGAGGCGCGTCCCGCCTTCGAACGCTGGTGGAGTGTGCTGGAATACGCCGTGTTGATCGCGTTAGACCAGCCGGGCAAGCGCGTGCGCGTGCCGGTAGGACGCGGCTGGTGCTCCGAAGTGATATTTGTACGCGATCAGCACGCACTACGTATGGAACTGCCAAGCGGGCGCGCTATCAGCTACCACAACGCCCGACTGTATCTGGACCCGGGCGCCAGCGCGCCGATTGCCATTTACGACAAGCCCGAAGGTTACGTGGAGACGCTCGATCGCAAGATCATCTCCAACAACATGACGCAGGGGCTAGCCCGCGATTTGTTCTGGCTGATCATGCTGTCGGTCGATAAGGTGGAAGACATCGTGCACGAGGTCTATGACCAGATGGTGCTGGAGGTGCCACGCGAGCGAGCCAACGAACGCCTGGAACAACTGCTCGCCCGTATGCGTATTGCGCCTAGCTGGTGTCCAGGTTTGCCGCTGGAAGCCGCCGGCTATGTGGCTGATCGCTGGCGGAAGGATTGACAAGCCCATTACATCAACGTAAACTGCTCATCTAACCACCACAGGTAATACATCATGTCTAAAGTCATTATTCATGCGCCTTACGGCACTCCTTACTGCACGGATCAATGCAGTGCGCTCGATCCGCGCCGGCATATAGTCGGCGGAAGTATCGACGCAGACACGTTATCTCGTATGTTCGCCAACTTGTTGGACAAGTTGGTCGAGGATGAACGCCTCACGCTTGAGGAGGCCGGCTTGATTATTGAAAGCTGGCCGATGGAATACGCGCAGGAGGACGAAGCATGAGCGCCACGTTTATCGAAGTTCACGCCGCCCTCGCCGATGCTGTCAGGCGCGGTGCCCACTGGGCCTCTCTGTCCCCATCGGAAGAACTTGCCATGAATGCCGTGCTACGCCGCATCGCCGCTATGGTGGTCGATGGTGTCAAGGCCGAGGATTGGCAACAACTAGCCGGCTATGCCGAATGGGCGAATCAGCGCCCGCCCGAGATGTCTACCCTGGCTAATGCGACCATACATGGTCAATGGACGCCTTATGATGGCGGTACGCAACCTATCGGCAACTGCTTACGAATTGCAATTCGTTCACGTGGTGGTTTTGAGTCACCGCCGGGCCGTGCCGATGCATTCGTTTGGGGCTGGGGGCACGGCGCACACGACATCATCGCGTATCGCATTGTAGATTGACCGCACCCAAAACAAAGCATTACACTACGCTCACATATACACATGGAACGCCTGACAATGACATCCAAGACCGCCGTACTCGCTGAGCGTAAACCCGAGGACTACTACACCCTGCCGCTAGATCTGTTCTCGGTCACGGACCTGACTGACGCGCTGGGCATTGAGCGCGCGGCCAAGTTGTTGGGCACGTCCAGTCGGGCGATCTACACCGTGCGCAACACCAACGAGATGGGTCTGGAGCGTGTTGCCTTGCTGCAGGCGGCCATCCGTATGGATGAGACAGGCGCCCGTGCACGCCTGGTGCAAATGCGCAACTTGCAGTCCATCCGCCGCGCACAGCGCGGCTAACCTGACCATCACCATCGGAGAACACCATGCAACTGACGTTCGATTCACTGTTCGAACTAGACGCTTTCCTGAAATACATTGGCCTTGTGAGAGAAGAAGCTGATGGCGAGATACGTACCTCGATTAATATGAGTTCCGGACCGGCTAAACTGTGGCGCGATCCGGTCCCTGACGATAACACTCTCGTCGTACCACTGGGTTCCGGCGTAGTTACATACGGCGGTGGCGGTGGCGGTGGCGCCGCCGAGCAGTCCGATTCCGAGCAGCCCACGACTAGGCGTAAGCGCCGCACCAAGGCCGAGGTTGAAGCCGACAAGGCCGCACAAGACGCTGCGGCTGGTTTGCAGCCTGTACTAAGCGCAACAACCGCTGCGGCTGAAATCGCTCAAGCTGTGCAGCATTCCGCATCGCAAGCAAATCCGCTGGACAATCTCAAGAGCGAACCGTCAGACGCACCTGATGGAGACGCATGGGCTTGGGCACGTGAAAAGATGATAGAACAGGCTGCGTTGTTCGACGGTAACGATAAATTGGCGCATCTCAACGAAGGCCGCAGCTTCATCGAGGCGCACGGCTTTCCGTCGTATAACGATACGTTACAGCTTGCGGATGTACCGGCCAATATCGCGAACCATACGCCCGAGCAAGTCAGTCGTCACCGTTCAGCAATGGCATGGATGGCGGCCAACAAGACCAAGAAAGGCTGATTCCGGTCGCGGCCACACAGACCGTCAACACCGTGGCAGTGAAAGGCCCGCTCGCGCGGGCCTTTTGCTTATTGCCGCGGCAGATCCGGCTGCCCTTCGAACCAGGTCAGGAAGTAGTCGAACGGTGCCGCATTGACAAGATCGTTATTGATGAGCTGGATCAAATAGGACTTGCTGGGCCCTAGGATGCGGTCTGCACCGGGTGGAAGTCCTGAACCCGACTGCTGGCCCTGACCGTTAGCGCTAGCATTCCAGATATGCGCCTTGTCGCCCCAGGCCGTGCCGTTGCCTGTTACCGTAGCGCCACCCAGTACGCTCACTGTGGTAGCGACAGGATTGATGTCGTTGTAGTTCTGCACGGCGATGGCCGTACCGCCTGAGACACCTGTAGGCGTCTTGAACAACTGCAGCGAGAAGTTTGTGCCGTTGGTGTAGAGCGTGCGTTGCTTGATGAGCACAGGTTTAGCGCCGGTCGTGAAGACCATATTGTAAGTCGCACCGCCGGCCACGCTAGCCTGTGTCGTCTGGAAATAGAACTGTGTGCCGAACTTAGTGTTGGATTCCGTATAGGTCTGCACATTGAGCGCGCGGCCACCAGTGGCCACGTAATCGGGCAGGCTAGCCGCTTGTACGACGACTGCGCCATAGAGCAAACCAACACCACCCACGACGCCTGATAGCGTCAGGCGTAGCGATTGAAAGTGGCCGTAGTCGCTGGCGAGGATCGGTGCGGAAGCGAGGATCGTCAGAGGAATGGCACTTGCACCTTCGATGGTGTCGTAGTTGCCTGACCAATTCAGACCTTCGATCTTGAGTGTGCCGGCGGATGGCGCGCCGGCCGAATCGTTAAGAGTGATTTCAAATTGACCGATGGCACCGGAATTCAACGGCACCGAAGTCACGCCATTGGCGAGTGAGATGCTGATAAGGGTGAGGCCCATAATGGGCTCCTTTGCGGCGAGATGATGCGGGCGCCGCTTACAGCCTACTCGCTCTTACTTGCGTTTACGATCCATGACTAGGCAGCCATCGGCGATGCCGGTCAGCGCCATCAGAGCGGCCTGCACGTCATAGCCGTCCTTCGCGGCCTTGTCCTTGCCACCAGCCTTGCGTTGCACGCTGTAGGCGATCGCAGCGGCTTGCTTGGGATCTTTGCCAGCTTCGATCTCTTTCTTGATGTTTTCGGAGCGCGCCTTGTCGCTCTTGCCTTCGATGAGTGGCATGTTAGCTAACTCCGTGAGAGTGGAAGGAATGACCGGTTCTGGCAGATCATCATACGCCGCCCAACGCGATGCGGTGTGCTCGTCGTTGAGTTCAGGCACGAAACCGTCAGCCAGTGCGGCGCCGAAGCATTGAAAGCCGTCCTTGGTCGTGAACAGCGGCGTCAGCGGGCCGGTGTAGTCGTAACCCGTCTCTTCCTTGGTTTCGCGACGCGCTGCTTCCTCCGGCGATTCGTCCTGCTCGATGGTGCCGCCCGGAAAGCCCCAACGGCCACCTTGCACGGCGGATGGACGCCGCTTGAGCCACAGCACCCGTCCGCCGTGCATGAACATGACGCCTGCCGCGCTCGGTGTCACGCATGAGTCTCCGGCGGACATTCTGGCAAATCGACCGTCTGCCCGGCCATGGCATGCGTGCAATCGCCTAGAAACTGAATCCGACCATCGGTGACGAACGAGTGACACGTATAAGTGCCGATGTTGTGCTCATTGTCATCGTACAGTGGATGCGTGGCCCGAATAGACGGTGAGAGTGTTGGACGTTCCATGTCGCCGTTGAAACCCCAGTGCGGCGCGTTTGCGGCAGCGCGCGATTCCGTCTCGCCGGTAGGCAAATTCGACACGGGCAGAGTGTGGTAGCGAGTGTGACCGGCGGCTTGCGCCTGCACGTGTGCGGTGCAACCAGGGCATACGACCTGGACGCCATAAAGGCGCCCAAGTCCATCACGCACCCACCGCGCCCGAGCCATTACAGCGAGCTAACCGCTAGGCGGGCAAAGACAAACTCCACGACGCCTGGTTGCAGAATCTTCTTGCCGCTTGGCGCCTTGTAACGGCGCATGAAGCCGCCCGTCAGGTCATAGCGTTTGGACACCGCCGGCAGCGTGATGGTCAAGTTCTGACCTAGCTTAGTGCGGTTAGCTACTTCGTACTGATAGATCTGCTCGAACAGCGTCAGCGAGGGGCTGTCGGCCTTAAAGGTCACGCCGAGCGGGATTTCGTTGAATACGAAACCCGCTGACAGCTTGCCGTCGATGCCCATGCTGTATTCGCCATTCTCGACGTTCTCGAAGTCGAAAGCGTCGTCCGCGCCATAACCCTGCAGGCGTTGAGCCTGCGGGAACAACGCCTCGGTCGTCATCGCGAGGACCGAGTTTGCAACAGTCAATGTACCTGCCATGTCGGTTCCTTAGATAACTGCGGTAGAGTTGATGGTGATCTGCTGAATCGAACCGCCATCGGTGTACCAGAATTTCGCACTGGGGCTCGTGCGGTTCTGACGGGCCTGCGCGACGTTAGCTGGATCGCCGAAAAGGCAATACCAGCCCTGCGTCTGCAAGGTCGTGGAGATGGTTCGCCCGGCTTGCGCGTCGACCTGTTGTGCCTGACTCTGCGACAAGGTGACGCCCGTGCGGATGATGCCGGAGGTGACACCCTGGTTCGCCACGTCGGCCACTGCGCGGTAAAGCTCGGTGTAGCCGTCCTGGTTATACGGAATCGAGTTGTAAGCCAACAGCGCGTTGTAGAGCGACAACTGAATCTGCCGGTTCAGATATATCTGGTCGATGTAGGTATCGAGCCACAGGAACGACCCCGACAGGAAACCATTTACCGCTGTCGTATAGCTGTTTGCGGCATTGGCGAACGCGCCGATGTAGCTGTAATGGTTCGAGTCGAGGGCCGCAGCGGTCGGCGCATCCGTGACTGTGGCCGCGGTGCCGGCAACGAACTGGCGCGAGTCGTAGTTCGTGCGGCCATTCTGTACGCTGAAGTTGACCGACGCGGCCCAGCCCATCGAGGCGCCTGCTGTGTCCACGCCACCATAAATCGGCGCGGTGCCCTGATAGGGTTGCGCGAACACTTGTGCGCCGAACGAGGCAGGATTATTTGCCACGATCGATGCAGCTTCGGTGTCCCACGCCATATAGGCGTACTGAAAGTTTTGCCCGCTGTTCCATGCGGCATAGGCCAGTCGGTCTGCAATGACGGCCGCATAGCTGGTCGTGAAGGTCATCCAGTTGGTCGTTTGACTGATAGCGCGGTTCATGACCGACGCGGGCGTATCGGCGACCGCGCCGGTCGCTTGGTTGAATGCCCCAGCACCTGCGGAAAAACCCACCGCAGTGGCCAACGTACCGGTGACAGGCGAACAGGTTGCAGTCGGGCCTGTTGCGGTCGTGGTCAACGTGAAGCGCTGACGCTGTGAGTCATAGGCAATCGTGAAGTCAGGCGATGTGAAAGCCGCCTGCATGATCGTGGCCGCATTGGCGAAGCTGGTCGCTGCGGCCAAGCTGATCGTGCTGGACGTGTGCAGGGCCGCCGTGGTCACGATCAGCGTGCCGCTGAGCGACTGCAGGGCCGCCAAGGTCAGGTTCGCAGTCGATGCGCCGTAGACGCCCGCTGGCGCGGCCGTAACGGCATAGCCCACGAATTTCAAATCGTAGGGAAGCTGGCCGCCGTTGACGATGCCCGGGAAGTAGTTGTTGGCCAAAGTGGTTTCGGGAGCGTTCGGACCGAACCAGTTCGAGACAGCTAGCGCGCTGGTCAGGTCGAGCACTTGCCCGGGCGGCACGGAAGGATCTTGCGTCACCACCAGGCCGTTCTGGCTGGAAACCGCACCGCCACCCGGGACGACACCCGGCAGCACCTGCACTTTCTTGCTAATAGGGATAGTCACGGGACATGGCTCCTGATGGGGTCGAATCAGCGATACGTTGCTCGCTGGTGGATTCTATAGCAAATCAAGGCGGCAAGTCGTCCGCCACAATAAGCGTTGTCGGGGGTACGTTGGTGAAGAAGTCCTGCGGCAAGCCGACGACGGTGTTAACCTGGGCGTACAGCTTGATCATGAACCGCTGTTCGTACATTTGTTCGCCGTTGGCGAAGTTAAGCTGTACGGGCTCATCGGCGTAAAGCGGCGTGAAGACAGTCGGCGCGGGATTGTTGTCGCAGCCCCACAAGGACCGCCAAGCGATGGCGAACGTATTGGCCCAATCGGCTGCCAACGGGCCATAGCAATCCACCTGGTAGCAGTACGTCGTGGAGCGTTCCACGTTCTGCAGTAGGTTCACCGCGTCATAAGTACGAACGCCTTGGTTCTGGCGCATTGCAATGCCGGGTTGAATCACCGCATAGGTGCCAACCGGCGTCGCCGTCATGTTCTGGTTGCTTTTGGACAGATTGAGCTGATCCGTCGGCGATAGCAGCAACGCAAGGAATTTCCATACTCCATTGAAGATGACGTCTTCGGTCGGCGAAGGCAGAATTGTCGCACTCATGGCGCAGGCACCGAGCCGTTAGCGATCAACGCTTGCAGCTGCGCCAGCGTGGTCGCATTGACCTGCCGCGACACTTCCACGCTGCACCAGGTGGGCCACCACTCATTCACGCGAGTGATGTACCACCACTTGCCGCTAATGTTGAGGATATCGCCGCCTTGTTCGTCGGGGCGGTTAAGATCGCCCATATTGCCGAATGCATAGATCGTCGTGAAATCGGTGGCGTAATTCAACGCGCGATCATGTATCAGGCCGCTATGGCTTTTCGCTTGCACCTGCACCGTAACGGGTAATGTGGTGAATGTCGGCGTCAGAATGCCTTGATTGTTGGTATAGCCCGTGGAGCTGTACCACGTAGCAGGCACGTCGTCATTCACGGACGTGATGGCCCCGCGCACGATACCGTGCATGTCGAGATTAAAGCCCACGTCAGCCGCCTCCCGCCATGATCGTCTCCGAATCGATCGAGCGTGATAGGTGCCCGGAAAGCACTAAGCCGTGATCGAACCCTTTGAAATCGACCCATGACGGTGCGTTGTCCGCCGGCCAATCCAGCACGGTAGCTTGTATGTCCTCTTTCATGACTTGCCCAGTCGTCACCAACGCATGCTTGGCGCCGGAGCCTTGCTTGAGCAATGTGACGAACGCATGCGCCCAGGTGTCGCCTTGCTTAGCGGCAGTGGTAGCCATGAAGGGCCGGGGATGATTCTGTCCTTCGCCGTATTCGAGCGCAGCTGCGATGACCGCAACCGGCATGCCGGCACGAGGATCAGGCACGACCTCACCGGTGGCAGCATTCGTGAGGTTAGCCGCAGGATAGGTCGCGCCGCTGAGTACGCCTGCCCGCACGACGCCCGGCTTGAACAACTCGGCCATGTGCGCAGGTAGATGCAAGCCGCGACGACGTACGCTCACGGGAACGAACCTTCAGGTACGTTGAACGGTGCCGCGCCGTAAGCGATGGCGAACCCAATTCCGCTGCCGCCGTTGACGGCATACAGCAACGAGCGGAACGGCGCGGTCATGGTCCAGTACATTGCGCCGTATTTGGTTTGTATGAACCAAGGCGCCATGGCGGAGCCCGGCGGCAGGATGTATTCAAACGCAGCCGTGACTATGCCTTCCGTTGCGGTCGAGATACGCCCCGGAGGCGTATTGGTCGGCACGGTTGGCGCACCGCCCAATAGGGTGAGCAAATGCGCCACTAGCATGTAGAACAACTGGGTCCGAAAGTTGACATCCATCACGGGCGAGTTGTCCGTGTTGTCGAGGATGCTCTGCTCGGCCAGCGTAAACATGGCTGTCGTCCGCCCCGTCGACACCGAGGCGAACTCGGGATAAGCAGCCGCGAAGGCGACGGGATCGAAGACGACGATTGCCACGGATTACGCCTTTTCGCCCGGATCTTGCTTACCTTCCGGCTGGATCATGCCGCGGTTATCGGGGCTGTTCGGATCGATAGGCTCGAAGCCGTTGCGCAATGCTTTCTTGTCGCTGGCTTCTTCCTGCAGATCATCCCCGTCGCTGTTGGCGAACACGAAGCCGTTCTTGAGCCACAGCGCATGCGCGTGCTGCTTCTGGATGGCTTCCCAAGTTTCGACCGGAACGTTCTGCGTGATGCCATGGCCGGCAATGTTGAAATGCGAGTTGGCGCCGTGCAGTTGCACCGGTTCACGCTGACCGGTCAGATGAATGGTCAGGCCCTGCGGCAATTTGCAGGCGATGGAGACGGTCTTTGCGGAACGTTTGACGTTAGCCATGGGTGGGCTCCAGTGGGTTGAATGGGGTGGAATCGCGCGGTCAGCATACCAAACAAAACCGGCCTAAAATAGTTGTTGACAACACCGTGAGATGCGCCTAATATCGCTTCCACACCACCGGAGACAAAGCTATGGATTACCGCCCTCGCGTAGGTACTGAATGGTTGGACCACAACGGCAGACATTGCAAAGTGTTTGACATCTACACGACAACCAGTAGCGCAGGCTGTGTGATGCGAGTGGAATTTGCCAGCTACCACACTTTTCTAGGGCAGCGAGTTGAGCACGTCGACAACCAAGTGACCATTGGTCGCGGTATGGAACGTCTCGTTAAGCGGACAAAGTCGTGACCCGTTCCGCCGCCCAGCTACGCGCCGAAATTGATTCGCTACGCGAATACGTGGCGTGTCAGAGCGCCCAGCTTGTCGAACTGCGCCGGCAGCGCGTGCTGTTGGAGACCAAGCTTGGCGCTGCACGCAAGGAAAACCGTCGGTTACGCGCTTGGTGGCAGGCACTGCAAGCCATTGCCGAACCGGATGTTGACTGATGTCTTGGCCCTGCCGCTGCCGCCGCAAAGCCTGCCAAGCGCGCCAGTCGGTGCGCTTCCGGCCTGAACCAAAGGAGACCTATGTACACGCCGTATGACAACCTGACTGACGAAGAATTTCTGCGGCTGCTCGACAGCGAATCGCAGACGCCCCTTCTGATCAGTGTGCGCAAACGTTTAATCGCGGCTGTCGAAGCGGCTGACAGCGTTACGCCGCAATACTGCGATGAATGTGGCCAGGAGATTTATTCGTGAGCGCGACGCAGCTCAACCCATCCCTGCCGATGATTCGACACTATGGCCGCGGTGACGTCGGCTTCGGCCGCACCGCCGACGGCCTGCACCTGATGTATATGCGAAACGGTAGCGTGAGCCTGCATCCGGATTCGTGGTTGGTCGGCATGCTCGACCATATAGCCAAGCTTGAAGCGGATCTGGCCGCGGCCACAGCGAAGCGTTCGGGGCCCGAAATTGAAAGTGACGCCAGTCTGCGTGACCGCTTGCTTAGAATGAGCCGTGCCCACTGGCTGAGCAAAGATGCCGATGACGTTCGCATAGCATCAGGTGCCGCACTTGACGAAATCGCGGCACGCCACGGTGTGCTGCGTCGCGTGAAGTGGCCGCAGTTATGAACAAGCCGCACATTTATCGCGGGGCCGGCGGCATCTGGTACTGCAGCGACGGCCGTTGGCTGGGCTGGGGACATGTGGCGAGCGCCGCCTACTACGCCTGGAAGCGCCGCTGCAGTGTCTACAGTTGCGTGCACCAGCGGTCGACGGCGCTACAACACCGCCGGATTTCGTCAACACTAGATAGGGCACGTGTATTGATGAACGAGTGGCACAAGCCGACATAAAGAAAGGCCGCCTTGCGGCGGCCTTCCTGTTCGAGCTGCGGCGGCGCCCACTCCGCCGGAGGTCTCAAACGGCCTCAATATACGCGAATTTCCCCTGTTTGACCCAGTGCCCGACAGTCGGCCCCGTCACGCCGAACGCGCGGGCTGCCGCCTGTCGTGAGTCGTACACGTGTCCCGTAGCTAGATCCTTGACCGGCTTACGCGACTTGGCCGCCATGGCTTCGCAATGTGCCCTGTTGCTGTCTGAGTGCAGGAAGGTGCTCAAACCAGCGAGCCGCTTGGCTTCGTTCTCGGGATTGGCGCGCATGTTGTTCATTCCCTTGCGCGATGCGGCTTTGCCTTCCGGTGTGGCCAAGAACGCCTTGCGCTTGGCGGCGTTGCGAGCGTGCCCTTCAGATGTTCGTATGTCGCCGCGACCACGCTGCGCTACATGCATCGGTGCGTAGAACCCTGCGTCGTGCCGCGCCCTCGTGCTTGCGGCCACCTTTGCATTTCGTTCGGGCCGCTTGGCGATTTCAGCGAACTGCGCTTTAGCCTCGGGGGTGACGCGCCAAACGGCGTGGGCCGCCTGTACGCTTTCCGGCAACGGCTTGCCTTTCAGTGCTTCGGATGACTTGCGGCGGCGCTCGGGGTTGTTCCACACCTTAGCGCGCATCAGTTCGTAGACAGCAGAACCGACCGGCGCGTGGAGACCCTGGCCGCCAGGCTGCAGGTTGTAACCGCGTGCGGGGCTCATGCTGTCGTGGGCTTGGATGGCGCCAATTTCTGCGAGTGCGGCTTCGTCACGGGTTGTGTGCGTCGACAGAATCGTCCGCACGGGCGCGCCGTGTTTGCGCCATGCATTGTAGATGGGTGAGTCTTTGCCTGTATTTGCGTCGTAAGCGTGGCGGCGGTATCGATCCGTAGTCAGCCCGCGCGCGTTGGTCTTGCTCATGCCGACGTACACTTTGCCGTTGGCAAATGTCAGCAAATAGACGAAATGAATCTGTTCCATAACAAAAGCCCCACTTGTTTAGAGTGGGGCTGATGCTAACACACCTTTGGCTAATTGGTGTGAATTAAGTGTGAAAACTAGACCCCGAGGGTCTGAGCACAACCAAGCGGGCAGAAGATCACGGCACCCCACGTGCCCGCCGACTTCTTCTGGCGGTAGTAGGACGAGTAACGCTCGATCGCGTGCGCGCGCATCTTCTCGGTGAACGAACAGGTCGCCGTTTCCTGGCCCTCGATGACCGGGCACCACAACTGCACCAGACGGCCGCCGGCCGTGTCGTACTCCGGTACGGTGACCAAGCTGAGCTTCGGGAACGCGTCTTTCAGCAGCTTGGCGGCCGACAGGCCGTACTGGTTGACGTTGTTCAGGTCGCCGGCGGCAGACGGCGGCAGGGCCAGGCGCAGGTCGTCTTCCTGTTCGATGATGCCCAACGACTGCGTCTGCAGCTGCTTGTACATACGCACGACATCGTTGAAGATCGCGTCAGGCGTTGCGGTCGCCCAATTGACCGGGGCCGCCACCGGTGCCACCAGGCGCGGGTCATTGGTCAGGCCGTAGTTCTGCAGGCCAGCCACGCCGAACAGGTAGGTCGAGTTCAGGAACTTGGCGATGCCGAGCGCGCTGGAGTAGTTGAGCTGGGCGGCCCAATCCACACGGCCCGCACCGGCCATGGCCAGTTCACGCTCGCCCCAGCGGGTCCAGGTCTGGAAGAAGTAAGACTGGCGCTGCGGGTAGTTGACGTTCGTGTTGCTGGTGCCATCCGACGAATAGTCGCCGTAGGTGGCAACACGCGTGGTCGGCTCGGCCTGGATGAACGCAGCGGTCAGCGTGGTCCAGTCGCCCTTCTTGGACTCGCCGACAATCTCGGCGGCCTTCATCGGGGCCACAAGGACTTCGATCACCTTCGGGTCGACGTAGGTGGTCAGGAACGTCGGAATGCCCGCGTTCGGGGTGCCCACCAAGGTCGGGGTCAGGCTCGCCGCGTCCATCGCGTACTGGCTGGACGGGGTCGAGATGTCGGTCACGCCCGGTGCCAGCACGACACCGCGCGCGGCGAGCTGGGCGATAAGCTGAGAGTCTTTCATGGTCGTTTTCCCTTATGCGCCCGTATTGCTGATGATGACGGTCTGGCCGACCGCCGCCGATTCGCTCACCAGCTTGTAACCGGTGTCGATGAGGTTGCCGGCGATGGCTGCGCCGATGTTGATGAGACCGGTGGTGAAGTCCCACGCGATCGTAGCGCCGCGCGTCGGCGAACCCGTGATCGCATCGGCATTCACGAACCAGTCGCCCGTGCCGAACAGCGACACCGGCTGGCCCGGCTGGATGGTGTAACCCGATTCGGCCAGGAAGGTCACGATCTGCGCGTTGTTCACGCGGTTCACGAAACCGAGGCGCTGGATCGGCGACGGTGCGGCGCCCGGAATGGACGTCACGGTGCCGGTCGTGTTGAGCACGGCGAAGCGGCCCACGCTGACGCCCGAGGTGTCCGCCACGCACTTGCCCGCGCCCGACAGCTTGAACACTGCGGGGTTGGTCGACGCGAAGTCGCCGGGAACCGCCTGGGCCGGGTTGATGTAAACCTGATTCTGAAACATGGTTGTTTTCCTTTAGCCCAGGTTGCGAATTTTGGACAGGCTGGCAAGGACGCCAGACTGGTACTTCTCGACGCCTGCCGAGTCCATGGCCATCTCGGCCTGCGGACGCGCACCGGCCGAGCGGGCGGCGGTGGCACAGTGGGTATTCCACGCGACACGTGCCATGCCCTTGGGGACCGACTTGGGATCGATGCCGACCGCGGCCAGTGCCTCGCGGTAGATCGCCGCAGCGCTATCCATGCCGTACACCTCGCCAAGCACGCCGCGCACGTCCCGCTTGGCGCGTTCGACGTTCAAGGCGCGGGTACGCTCGCGTTTGACGGCCGCTTCAACAGCCGCTTGGGTGTGCTTGCGGATGCTGGCGGCGTCCATGGCGATGGTCTTTTCGCCACGTGCCGGCGTGCCTTCCTGGGGGGCCTGCTTGGGCATCGGATACTCGCCCGCGCCGTCGTCTTCGTCCATGGCGCCTTCGGGCTCGCCTTCCTCATCCTCGTCCGATTCGTCTTCGGCGCCTTCGTGCTTGCCTTCCGCACCTTCACGCACGGCGGGATCAAGCTCGAAGTCTTTGGCACCTTCGTGCTCGTCTTTATCTTCGGCCTTCTCGGCATTGGCCATTGGCTCGGCAGCCGGTTTGGCTTCGCTTTCGCCGCCGCTCAGCTTGCCATGGATGTTCTCCAGCAAGCCTGCGATGTGTTTGAGGGACTGGCCTACCATCTCCAGTGCCGACTGTTCGTGCTCTTCGCCTGCAGCCGAGCCGGGCGGCCCACCTGCCGGGAGGTTCGTTTCACCTGCCATTTCGTCAACTCCTTGCATGGATGGGTTCGGCCCTTGCGGGTCAAATAGTGCACTATCTGCGACGTGTGCGCCACTAGCGCGCCCGTCGTCCACGAGCGCTACGTGGTTACCGGCCAAATTTCGCATGACGCCATCGTGGCGCCGGCCGTTCACTTCGCCGGCCGTCATATCCGGTTCGTAGCGATAGCCGCACGACAAATCCGTCATGGCGCCCGACTCGATCAAGTCGATCGCTTTGCCATCGGACACCAGCAAGTCGCCGCGCAGGTGCTTGCCGTCGAACTTTACCGAATGGATCGCGCCGGCTTGGTACTCCTTGCGCGGCTCCTCGGCGGTCTGACCGATGTGCTTGATCATCAGCGGCACGCCCTCAAAGGTCGGCGCCGCCTTAGCCATCTCATCAGGATGGCGATACAAATCGTAGACATGATTGGGCTTCAAACCCAACGTGTCACACCCGGGGATCTCTGAACCGCGATAGGGATTGATTTCCGCCGTCGACAGGATGCAGTTCTTGACGCGCATGCGCCCGTCCGCGTCACGACTGCGCGCGGTTTGCTTATCAAAGGCAAAAATGATCCGGTTCTCGGGCATGCATCGCATGTTAACTAGCCATGCGTACGGATGCAATTATCGCGCTATCGGGTTTATGATGTCAAGCTATTGACAGGGTAATCTTATGATGCGACGATGTGTCTACATCACAACCGAGCTATTGCCATGACCACCACACCGAAACAGATGACGCTTGAGCGCGCTAGTGCTGATATTGACGATTGCTTGTTAGGTGGATTGGCTGGACCAGCGCGCATGCGTCGATGGAAAGCAGCCCTCGACGCCGAGCTAGCCAAGCAGCGAAACGTGGATGAACTCTTGTCGCAAATAGACGAAGGCAAGCAACATTGGGATCAAGTAGCTGCGTTGTTGGGTGCGGACGGTGATAACGTCGATGATGTTATTGAAAAAGCCAAACAGCGCAGCTCTCCCAATGAAATCACCCTTTCCGAAGCATTGAACTGTCTAGAAGATCATGCACTCGCTGGTCATACGATGCAAGGTGATGATGTCGATCGCATGCAAGCTGTGACGGATAAGTTAACGGGACGGCGCAACGATGAGCCGGTGGCGTCTGAGTACTTGCGCACCCACGAGGGGAAAATTCGTATGGCTATATGTCTTGCGAGAAAACATGCGGAGGTATTACCGACCGAAACCGATGACGCTGCGCTTTGGAATCATGAGCTAAAAGCTCTGGATGAAGCGATAGAAGGCACTAATCCGCCCCAGCGCAACGCGGCGGAGGTGACGGATGATCCTCGATTCTTTATTGATCATGAGATGATTCATGATCGAGTTACAGGCATGCATGTCACATGCGATAGGGATGAAGAAAGCATAGACATGGGTGGCTACAGCATTACTGTCAGGCATCCCGATGGGATTAGGGCAACGCTTAAATTGCTTAATGAGTTACATTGCGCCGCCCTCTCCGCCGTCGCGTCGCGGGATAGGGAGGACGCAGAACGATATAGGTGGATAATCAGAAACGTTGATCGCATTGAAACCGACGCATGGATTTGGGAACGTGATGGGGTTGGCGATGGAATGCAAATCGATCTGCATGAGCGTATCGACGCCGCGAGCAAAGGGGAAAGTCATGAGTAAGTGTCCAACATGCGGCTCGCCCTATCCACAATGCCATCCTGCCTTGCAATTTGAAGGTGAGATTGAGATTTGCGTTGATGACTTCCACTTGGCCGATACGCCGGAAGCGCGGCCCTATCATTCGCTTGTCTTGGATAAAAGACACAACATTGAAGTAAAGGACAGCAGCCATGACTAACAACGCAGAGCGAGAGGCTTTTGAGATGGCTCGCATTGCCTATCATCGTGAAACGCACATTTGGCCGCGTATTTCAGGATTGAGGGCTGCTATTGAGGCATGGCAAGCCCGCGCCCAGGCATCGGGTGTGCCGGATGGCAAGGATGCTGTGAATGAAATTGTTTCATTCGTCCAGACTGGAACGGTCGTAGCTAACGGCGATATCGGAAGTGTTCTCATGTGGTTGCCAAAAGATATGATTGGTAAAGTCGTCTATCTATACGACCACACTTTCCATTACGCACTCACCCCACCGAAGTCCGCCAGCGTGCCAGTGGAGAGGTTGGAGGCTTTAACAAAGTACGCAGGCTGCTTTGATAGCTGTGTACGTACGGAAGACCTTGCCGACCTCATCGCGGAGTACAAGTAAGACGGTTATGACTTAGTGCCGATGTCCTGCTTGCATAGGACGCATGTCGATGCCCGGCGCGAGCTGGGCATCTTTCGGTCTAGTCCGCGCCAAGTCAATCCACGGACGCAACGCTAGCGTGTAGTCATCCCATGAGTGGCCGTCTGCCTCGACAGCGGCGCGCTCGGCTGCCGTAGCGAAAGTGTGCGCTATTGCATAAGGCAGATTCAGCTCATCCATGAGTGTACGCTCTACGCATTCGTGAATGAGCACGTACCGCCATACGTCAACATGACGACCGCCGAAGTCGATATAGCGCGGGAAACGACAGTCCAGATAGATGGCCTTGCGATCCCAATCCCGGGCCGTGCCGCCTAGAAGTGGAACCCAGTAGGTGTTGACGATACGGACGTCTCGCCACAACGCGTGGATAGCCGCAGCCATGTCGGAAGGCGATAGCGCCGGGTCGATCTGTTTGACGCCTGTAGACATCCTCAATCTCCTTGCCGATAGGCGCCCGGAAATCCGGGCACAGGCATTAGTTTGTCGGGATCGAACACCTTGCCGCTGGCAAGATGCCGGCCGATCGCTGGAATGATCGTGCGACTACCGCAGCGGCAGCGGATGGCTACCCCTGGCAGCACAAAACCAAAGCCATCGCCGAAGTCGATACCTATCTGCGTGTCAAAGATCCATTCTTCACGACTAGCCCGTACGTGATCGGGCCGGGGCTCTTTCCCTGCACTGGAATGCTTCCACACAGCCCAGTGCAAACCTAATTCACGCTGGCGTCCCGCATTCATGTAAGCCGTAAGCTTATTGGATTGATCGTTAGCGATGAATGCTGCACGATTCACAGTGACACCGCCGCGTTTACGCAGCTCGTCGGCCATGGTAGCTAGATCGCGACCGGCTAGGAACGAACGCGTCACGATGCCCTGCACATCCGTGGCGAACTGCTGGGGGATAGACGTGATCAACGCCACGTTTTCAGATACGGTCGTGTCTAGCACGGAACGTTGTGCAGGCGTTAGCTGCATGTCAACCGTAAAGCCTGCCTTGCGCGCCTGCGCCTTCCACGCCTTTGCGTTATCTCGATAACTCTGACCTACCCATCGCCGCGACAGACGTGTGGCTAGTTCCTTGAAGTGGTTTTCCCAGTGTTTTTGCAAGCGCGTAAGCTCGCTCAGCAGGCGCTGCTGGCTGCTCTTAGGGGCAGCATCTTGTGCAAGATCAGGGACGCGGCCGGCGTCCGCATTGGATTCGACGGCATCACGGTAACGATTAGAGAGCCACCACAGATAGCTTTTGACCATCAGTTTGACTTCACGTTCAAGCGCCGTCTTGTAAACCGACTCCGAGGCGTGATTCGGCAAGATCGGGGGCAGCTTCTTTTCCTTCTTGTCCGGTGTCTGCATTTTCATGGAAGGTGCCTTCGTTGCCTATTTGCAAAATCTGCTCGGTGATGCCTTTGATATCGTCGTCTGCGGGCTCGATCATTTCCGTATCACCGAGCAAACCTGAATAGCCGCTGGTTGGGTCAGAGGCCAGATGCTCCGCAACGATCTGCGCATTGAGCACGCCGGCCTCGATATACTTAACCGACGTGTCAGCGTCCTTGCTGCGACGATCTGCTTCTTCCAGCGCAGTCAGTTCATGCAGTGGCGCCCACTCCCATGTAATACCCGGGTCGATGGCGCCGAACAACGATAGCTGCACCACCTGCAACACGTTATGCATGAGCGTGCCGAGCGCGTTGCTCTGATAGCCGCGTACGTAGTCATAGAACACGCGGATCTCGCCTTCGCTGGAGGCGTTCAAGCCCGTAGGCGTCAGGCCCAGCAACTTGACCAGCGGAATGTGCGACACCGCTGACATTTGCTCCTGACCTTGTGCCTGTAGCGCATCTAGTCCGGACAGCGGCGTATTGACCTGGAAGAATTCTTCTGTCGCCTTGTCCAGCAACAACAGGTTGCGATTGTCGCGATAGGCGTTGATGAGCTGGGCACGCTGTTGCAGGGCTACGTTGGCGCCGGGCTGCAGCGCCTGCGCCAGATCCATCGCCACGCCTGACACGCTGAACTGCTTGACTGTATCCGACACGGATTGGCGCGTACGCAGCCAATTGTCCACGTAAGGAATCGCCAGCTGCGACATGGAAATGCCGCGGAACGAATACGTCGGCTTGAGCATGTCCGGCACGGGCCGGGAGATGACCGTTTGCAAGCGCGTGGCATGCACCTCGATACCGAGCAGCCACCAGGACGACGGAATATAGAAATCGGCGGCGGTAGGATCGATCGAGTTATAAAAGTTCGGCGTCACCCAGTAGGGCTCGACGACGCGCACCCCAATGAACGAGCCTTTGGGTACGCTATAGGGGCGATAGATCAACGGTGTGTCGCGCGCGGTTTTGTCATCCTTCATGCTGAAGAACACATGCGCGCCGCCAAACGCCTGGTCATGGATGACTACCTGCCGTACGTGCGTGCGCAAGTCAATGCGCTTCAGTTCTTCCTCGATGGCCGCTATCGTCTCAGGCGATGCATCGCCCGAAGCTTTCACCTTGCCCCACATGCGTACGCATTCATCGGCAAGTGTCTCGTGCATCGTGCGGTATTCGGGCAACTGCGCCAATAAGGCGAGCGTCGGGAACCCGGGGAAACTGGTAGCTTCCACGAATGTCAACGCGTTGGCCGCTTGCCCGCTGAAATCGAGCGCCATTTCTGCCGCTTTGCGTTCTACAGGGCGGTAAGTCGACGGATCGACTTGGTGTGCCGTGGCTTGGGCTAGCGACAAACTCGGTACATCCGCAGGCGCGTCCAGCAGGGCGTTCAGGCCAACAGCCGGACCTTTCAGTGGCATATGTACAGGATCGGCGGGCGCAGCAGGCTTAGCCGGTTGTGCAGGCTTGGGGAGATTCGCCGGCACAGTCGGACGGCGAGTCGGTTGCTGCTTGGATTTCCGGCGCTTAGTCATTGGGAAGCCATCCGCAAAATATCATTGGTGATGAGCGCCGCGATCGGCGAGCGCAAGCATAGCTGTTGCAAGGCGATTGCCATACAGTCGGCGGTATCGTCATGCCCGCTGGTGGAATCGGGCACTGACGTGATTTCGTCCACCCACGCCACAATGCTGGGGTCTTCCTCGGGATGCGGCAGCATGACTTGGCCAGCATCCCATACCCACGATACTGCATGCCAGCGTGATTCTTTGGAACCGAGTGGCGGCACACCGACTAGCCCGGGAATGTGCTTCTTAAGCATATCCACCAAGGCTGCGCCGTTGGCAGCATCCTCGATGAATGCCCGCGTCACGCGTGGATTGGTTTTCTTGAGATCGATGATTGCCGTGGCGGTGGCCATGAAGGCGAGCTGTTCGCGCCGCTTGGCGATCAGCCATACTCGCCCGTCCGTCGTCTTGCCCCATACACCCGCGGCGACATAGTCCGATGCCGCGCCATCCTTGAACGTGGCATCCACCGAGATGATGACCTGTTCGAACGCCTCGGGCAGCTCGGCGCGCCGGTAATAGCGCAAGCCTTCTCGTTTGAAGATGGCGCCAAACTCGGCCATGGGGGTCTGCTGGAACATTGCGGACCACCAGAAGGCACTAAGCGCTCCTTTCATTTCCTTGAGTTTGGCTTCGCTGTGCAAATGCGGCACTAACGCGCCTTCAGGCAGATCCTCGCGGTAACCGGACTCGCCGGGGCGATTGAGTGCCGGGAATGACAGCAAGGTGAAACGCGTGTCGTCTTTCAACTTTCGCTTGACGCGTGCCAACAGGTCGTTGGCGGACCAGGGTGTACCGATGATCACTATGCCCGAACGTTCCTGTAAGCGCGTCAGGATGACCGACTCGTACCAGTTTTCGATATTCTCCTGTACGTCCGGCGACAACGCCTGCATGGCGTCCTTGGTCGGGTCGTCAATCAGCGCCACATCAACCGAAAAACCCGTCAGGCCGCCGCCAACGCCAACGCCCTGAAAATGTGAACCGCCCGGTACATCAAACTCGTCCGAAGTGCTCACGCCTTTAAAGCCGATCAGGGACGCATCAGGGAATACCGCGCGATGCTCCGGAGAGGACATGATCTGCTTGGTGTCTCGGGCGTTACGGCGCGCCAGCTTGAGAGCGTAGGACGCGCCCGCGATGCGCACGGACCCTAGCTCTGCATGCAATCGGCCGAATAGATAGGCCGGCAGGCACCGTGAGATCAGCGATGATTTTCCGTGTTGCGGAGGCGCAGTGAGCATCAGCACAGGGCGCTTGCCCACAATGACGTCTTCGACGAACTGGTCTACTTGGCGGCAAACGCGCGCGCTGAACGCCGAATGCTTAAACCGCGGACGGTGCACCAGGCTCACATAAGCCGCGTAGTTGGTGCGAGCAGCCTCGACCAGAAACGCAACGGGGTCTAGGGCTGTCGTTTTGCCGTCTTCCTGCCCCGCGCAGGTGTTAGCCGGTAGGGGTGTAGCGGCTAGGCACGCGCTGCTCACTTGCGGGCATCCAGAAGGCCGGCGGCGGCCAGTTCTTTTAGCTGCTCCACATAAGCCGCGCGTTGCTCATCCGAAATAGATTCGGCGAACGGTGCTGCGTTAGAAATTTCGAGAATGGCTTTGTCGAAGCCAAGCAGCTTGACCAGCGTGGCAAAGGCTTTGTCCTTGCTGCGCATCTTCGGGACGATCTGCCCTTGCTTCACGTCCCAACCTTCGACGAGGCGGCCAAACTGCACGGACTTCATGCGCGTCATGTCGAACGTGAATTGCTCTACCGCGCCGATACCGCCACATGTCGCACATGTCGCGAGTGTGCGTTCTTCCTCGCTGCCGACCGTACCCCCGCCATCGCAGCTGTGGCACGTATACGCCTTTACCTGCAGAAGGTCCGCAAGGTTGATGTTGATCAGCCCCACCAGGTCGGCCACTAGGGACGCCTTGATGGGCTGCAGGTCGTGTGCCGTCGCGCTCATGGGGCGACTTTAACTTAACGCCAGGGTTTGTTCCATTCCGCCTCTCCCCCTGCAGACACTGTACTGACAACTGACAACTTTCTATATATCCACTATATAAGCAATATAAAATAGAAAAGTGTATCAATTAGTATGTTAAGGAGAGTATAAGGGTATATTTATGCGCGTTTTGCGTTATAGGGTATATATAGGAAACTGACGATCAGAACCTCAGTTCGTCAGTAACACCTTTCACGAAGCTGACGTTCGGGAAATTCATTTAATTGACGTTCGCCCCAAATTGTGCTAACGTTCCGCGCACATATCCACCACAAAGGCCCAATCATGAGTGAACCTCAAGCGCTTCATAGCAAGCTGTCCATGTCTGCCCGCTCACGTTGGTCCAAGTGCGCCGTATCAGTAACGTTGTCCGAAGGGCTGCCCGACGAGTCGGGGCCAGAAGCAGAAGAAGGCGCCATCGCGCACAAGGTGGCCGAGTTCTACGTGCGCCAGCGATTCGGTCTGGAAGGCGCACGGTCGGGCGATCCCGGCGAATACCAACCACCTGCGGGACTTGACCTCAAAGGCCTGACGGTTACGCAGTGGAACGATAAGCTTCGTCATCACGGCATGGACTACGCCGCATTTATCGCCACCTTGGTGGGTAACTACCCCGATGTGCACATCGTCCTCGAACGACGCGTCGAAGTTCAGGGCATTTCGCCCCCTTTGTTCGGCACGGCCGATCTCTTACTGTGGTTTCCGAGCATCAAGCGTCTCGGCGGCGTGGACTACAAATACGGCTTCGGCGAAGTGGACGTGGGTACTGCCGACGCGCCCAACGAGCAGGTAGCCGGCTACCTGGTGGCCGCTGCAGATACGTTCAATTTGGAGCCAGCGTCATTAGGACTAGCCATCTACCAGCCTCGGCGCATCCACGGCGAGCCTGGGCAAGTACTGCTCGTCGATGCTGCATGGTTACATCGCGAACGTGCCAAGCTGCTGGCGGAGGCACGGGCTGTCGAAGCGGCGTTTGCCGATCCGAGCACGCCACCCGTACCGGGCAGCCATTGCCGCTACTGCAAGGCCGCCAAGGCGCTGCGCTGTTCGGCGGTGAATCATGCCGGCAAGACTGCTTTGCAGGCGTATGTGACACCTGCAACATTGCATAGCCTGTCCGATGCAGAACTGATTGCTCTGTGGGCTGTACGTACCGCTTTCAAAAACTTCTGGGAAGACGTGGAAGAACGTATCAGCAAAATGGCCGATGCGGGGACCGCTGGCTTGGTAGTGAAAGTGGCCACAGGCCGCAAGATGTGGGCGAACCCAAAAGCCGCCGTGCTAACCTTACTGGCGTTAGGACATATCGATGCGCTGACTCCAGCCGCCTTGGGCGACGTGCTGCACTTGATTCCAGCTGATATACATGACGAGCTGGTCAAACGTGCCAATGGTGCCAAGACCATCTTGGCCACCGAAGCGGCCGACCCGCTGACTGTCGCGGCCACATTCGACAAATACGCGCAGAAGGTGACGCCATGAATGGAGCGGAACGTATTGCGCGCGAGCGCCAACGTCAAATCGACGTCGAAGGTTGGGGCGCCGCACATGACGCACGAGGCACGCCCGGCGATCTGAATATGGCCGCGGTCTGCTACGTCATCCAGGCGGGAAGCAGTGATGAAGTACGTGACGCACTGCGGCATGTAAAACCTAGCTATTGGCCATGGGCTTTCGCATGGTGGAAACCGGGCGGTGACAACTCCAACGCTTCGCGTATTCGCGAGTTGGAGAAGGCTGGCGCATTGCTTGCCGCTGAAATTGATCGCTTACTAGCACTTGACAAGCCCGAAAACATCGCATAACGTTTCACCGTGGCGACGCGGATCGACTACAGCAATTGAAACCCTCCCGCGATTGCGACCACCGATTCGCGCTGCCACAATCGTGGCAGCACTGGCTGCCGATTATAGGACGTAACCCCTGACGTCATTCCCGCGCACCAGTGCTGCCACACCTTCTAACCGCAATACTCAAACTTCGGAGTCTATCGAATGTCTATCACCGATCACATCGCAATCCTTACGCATCACGCATTGGCCCAGGCGCAGCCTAACCGCAAGAAAGCTGGCAAGCCGCTGCAGTTCTATTCCGTGCTCGCGTTTCCTCCGGCCGCCGCTGGCGACTTGCAAGCCCTCTCTGCTGCTGTCGCTCCCGGCGGCTCGCTCACTGGACTGAAGGTCGGCGTGCGCCGTAATCAGCAACTCGACAAGCCTATTCCGGGCGTGCCGGGCGACTGGTTCATCATCCGCGCTTCCACGCAGTTTCCGCCATATCTGGCTGACGAAGGCGGTAACCAGCTGAGCCAAGACACGCAGCAAGCAGCCATTCGCGTGAAGTTCTATGCAGGCAAAAAAGTGCGTGCGGCGATTTCGGCGTTTTACTGGCCCAACGAAGGCGGCGGTATCTCGTTCGACCTCAGTGGCGTCATGGCTGTGAGTGACGGCGAGCGTCTCAACATCGGCAACACGGCGGCTAACGCATTCGCTAGCTATGTGGACCCGAACGTAGCGGCCGCACAGGCGACGGCCGCACAGGCGGCTAGCGCGAGTACGACCAACGCTGGTACGTCAGGCAACCGATCGGCTGATCCGTTCCAGCAGTCAGCCAAACCCACGACGGCTAATCCGTTTGCTTGATCATGTTCCACGTGAAACACAGGGCGCCTTCGGGCGCCCTGTTCTTAAGGAGACGCCACCGTGAAAGAAACTCACACTTTTTGCGACTGCTGCGGTGAAGAAATAAAAGGCACGGCTAGGAATTGGGCAGGCGTTGAGCTGACCAAATGGTTCCGCCCTTGCGTAACAGAGCTGGGCCAGAATGTAACGGTTGAGGTGAAAGTCACATTGCCGAGCGGACCTGCTGATTATTCGCTCGACATTTGCTCCTATTGTGTGATCGATTTCTTGCGATCTTTCGACGATCGGCCTACTGAGTCGTCGCTCACGTGAGCTATCAAGGCCGCACGATACTGCTGACACTGCCTTGGCCACCATCCACCAACAATATATGGCGAGCGGTGCTGGGCCGCATTCTGCTGTCAAAGGCGGCCCGGCAATACAAGAAACGGCTGGCGGCGGCGCTGCCAAATGGCCCGGTACACACACTGACCGGGCGTCTAGTGGTATGGAAAGTGTTGCACGCACCTGAGTCGATCGGGCCGGTGTGGGACATCTGCAACCGCGAGAAAGTGATGTTTGACACACTTACCGAACAGCGCATATGGGCCGATGACTCGCAGATTGACTGCCTGATGATCGTGCGCGGCGCACCGTGCGGCGAAGGTCGTGTGGAACTGGCTATCCGCGAGGTTGCGCCATAAGGTACTTGTCACGTTATACTCTAGCCATGCCCCTACGGAACGCCGCCCATGCCTTGCATATCGCCTGACCAAGCCGGCGGCATCAATGTCTGTGCCTTTCTCGACATGCTCGCCATGTCAGAAATTGGTGCTGCACTACTGGCCAGTAGCGACGACGGCTACAACGTGCTTGTAGGCGGCCAATTGTTTTCCAGTTACGACGACCATCCGAATATCTTCAATGCGCAACTGAACTCAACAGCAGCCGGGCGCTACCAATTGCTGCATCGTTGGTGGCTGCCCTATAAATCCCAACTACAACTGACCGATTTCGGCCCCGTCAGTCAGGACCGCGTTGCGATTCAGCAGATTCGTGAACGAGGCGCCATTGCCGATATTCAAGCGGGACGGTTTGACCAGGCCGTGGCGAAAGTGTCAAACATATGGGCTAGTTTGCCGGGTGCGGGCTATGGCCAGCATGAGAACCATATCGGCGCCTTGCGTGTCGCCTATGTGACCGCGGGAGGGACACTCGCATGACGTTGAACGACCCGATTGTGCTATGGGCTATCGGCGCGGCGGCGGCGGCAAGTGCCTGGATCATTCGCACATGGATCATTCGTCAGGACAAGCGCGTCGATTTTCTCGAAACCCGCGTCAGTGAGTTAGAGACCCGCATGGCTGCTCACGATGGCGGGAAAGAACTGCTCGACCGGATGTATAGCGAATTGCAGAGACTGACGCAGTTGACACATCGTATCGCTGGCCATCTCAACATCAGTTAACCAGGGGCATCGCATGGACCTAGATCCCGAATTGGCGCGCGAATGGATCACTACCGCTCGTAGCTTGCAGGCAACGATGGAGCATTTCCGAGAGCGACATCCTTCGGGTTGGCCATCAGGTGTCGCGGCACAGACGGGCAACATATCCGTCAGTGTCGACGATAGTAAAACGCAACGGATGCTGTGGCTATCACTGTTTTCGGTCGTGCTGTGCGGGCTGATGACCGTTATCACTATCGTGGCATTGGTCGGTGGCGGCATGCTATACCTGAACATGAAAGACCATGTAGATGCCATTTACATGATGGCCCCACAACTCAACAAAACCACAGGAAAATAGCCCATGAGCATCATCGTACTGACTCCTAAGCCATCGCAGGCTAAGACTGCGGGCACCAACACTGTAGCGCAGACAGAGCATAGCCTCGCTGCGCGCGTAGGCGAGGACTTCCTGCACTTGCTGGGCCACGAAGGTTACCGCTTCGATTCGTTCGAACAGCTGCGCGACTTTGCACAGGCACAGATCGACGCTACCGCAATGGCTGTCAAAATCGTGGCTCAGGGCGCAGAGGCGGCTGCCGAGGCTTCTCCGGTCGTCGTGGCTGAAATCCCGGCTCCCGTACCAGCTCCGGCTGCCGAAGGGTCGCACGACGCCGCCGCAGCGGTGACAGGTAATGTCGAACCCGCGCCGGATAGCATCACCATCCTGACGCCCCCGCCGAAGTAAGCCCATATGGAAAAGATCCGTCAGCTATTGCTGCATCTCTTCAGCGAGCGTGACAACGCGACGCCTGACGTGGTACGTATCGTTGGCGGTATCTTGGCTTTCATTGGCGGTATTGAATATCTGGCGCTCAGCGCCTGGAATGTCATCGTGAACAAAGTGCCCTTCGACCACGACCATTATGGCGAAGGGCTCTCGCTGGTCATCGCGGCATTAGGCGCGGCGATTGCCGTCAAGGCCATCACGGAACACAAGCCTTGAGCCCTATCTCTATTGGAGCAAATGACATGCCTTTCACTTTACTAACCGGCCTCTACGCCAAGCTAGCGGGCGTGCTGCTCGTATTGGCAGCGCTAGCTGCGCTGTTTATGTGGGGGCATCACGAAGGCGCTTTGAGCGTGCAAACGCGTTGGGACGCCGCCAAGGCAGTTCAAACCGCTGCGGCGGCTGAACAGGCGTTACAGACACGTGCGACCGAAGACAACCAACGCAACGCGTTCAACGCACTAGCCGCCAAATATGAGGAAGCCATCCATGCGCCGCAACCGTCTTTTGCTGAACACCTTGCTCCTGCTGTCGCTGCTGGCACTGTCCGGCTGCGCGATGAATCCGCCGCAGTATGTAGCGGTCAAATGCCCGTCGTTGCCGCCCGTGCCCGCATCGCTGATGCTGCCACCGCCAGTGCCGCTACACAGCGCCTCGCTGATTCAATCGCTGCTGTTCGAGCCGGTGATGAAGCCGACCAACGCGAACACGTCCTCGATCAGCAAATAATCGCCTTACAAGCGCTGCTAGAGGCCGAACGACAACAAAGCCCAGTGCAGTAAGCACTGGGCTTTGCAATATCACCACTCAAGAATAACTACACCCGGTGAACCATTACCCCCCGCCGCACCGGCGACGTTGGCCGTGCCATAACACGATGAAGCGCCGCCGCCGCCGCCGCCAAAGCCCCCTCCGGCGTTACCGGCGCGTGATGCATTTTGAGCGCTGCGGATCAGTGAACCACCGCCACCAAAGGGGCCGTTCGCGCCCATGCCGCCAAAGCCTGCAACAGATACCGATGTCGTCGGATTGCCATCGCCACCATCGCCACCATTGGATGCGGCCGAACCGTTCGTTATACCAGAAATAGCGCCACCTGCGCCGCCAAAACCGCCTGACGGCTGTGTGGCGCTGAACGTACCCCCACCCCCACCACTACCACCTGACAGTGTGATAGCAACTCCCGTACCGTTGATCGTTGTGTTACCGCCTGCCGTTCCTCCGACACCTGGAGCGCCGCCCGCGCCGCCGGGCCCGCCCGTGCCGATGACGATCGTGTAAGTGGCCCCCGGCGTGACCGCAATAGGCGAGCGCGTGACGTAGCCGCCCGCGCCGCCGCCCGCGCCGCCGCCGCCAGACCCCAATGTTGTACCAGCGCTGGAGGAACCACCACCACCACCACCACCAGCGCAGCCCGATACCCACGCCACCGTAACACCTGGTGGGCAAACCCACATGCCGCCCGAAGTAAACCGCTGCACGCCTTTTTGCTGTGATTGCAAGGCATGCGTGGCCGCTGTTGCCGCCGCGACATTCTCTGCCAATTGGGTGATGTTCGTGCCATCACCGCGCACACGTGTTGGCGAACTGTCCTGCGGAATGACAACGCCCGAACCGGCAGCGGTTTTGACCGTGACAGTGAACGCACCAGTCGTCGTATTGGTGACTATCCACTCTTGCAGCCATGTCGGCACGATGACCACCAAGTTGCTGGTCAGTGCTCCGGCGACACTCATCGAGCGCTTTACGGCTTGCGCAGGTGTCAGCGTAACCGTGCCGCCCGTCTGCCCCGTTAGGGCCAACGTGCCGTAGTTGTATCCCGGCACCCAATTGGTGCCTACGGTATCGGGGTTGACGGTGTTGTTGTCCACCACCGAAATCCACTCACCGCGGCCGTCAGCGGTGGCGATGCGCGCACCGTTGGCGTAACCGTTAACATTGGGATCGGATGACCACGTAGCATCGAACGGGAATGGGCCGCCGCCCATAGCCCACCACGTGATGCGAGACAACTGATTCATCGCACCGTTGAAGTCTTCCAGCTGAGGTGGGACACCACCCGATTCCGGCGGCTGGCCAGTCAGCGGCGGGGAACCGAGCGACAAAGAGAACCGCGTAGGGTCCGATGTGGTCGTAGGGATTTCCACTTTCGCGCTGTCGTTAGTGGCGAAAGGAAGAGTCCACTTGAGAGGAGACGAGGAAATCTGCATGGCGGGCCCTTATGGCTGATAGAACGGGTGTTGACTCCAACCTGTCACGGCGGCCGGATCGGCACCGCGATTGGCGCCAGCGAAGCCGAACGGCGAGTAGGTCAGCGTTTCGTAAATATACTCTGCTGTGGTGCCGGCAGGTTGAGGAAACAATCCCGATTGGATGATGGACTTTTCTACGGGCGTCGGAAAGAACTCGAAATGATAGCCAATGTGCATTGGGTTGGCCGGATCGTAACCTACGTAACAGCGGCCACGATTACCGAACATCGAGCGCATGAGCGCGTTGATCGACGGACAGTCCGAGCTGGCAATATTGGCTGCTGCCTTCACCAACAACAGTTGGCGATAGTAGGCGTTAGGCAGCGGAAAGGCAGTCGTGCCGGCCGCTGCGCCGCCATACCAGGGCGCCTGGCTCCAGGGTTTCCATTGCGTACCAGGATGCGCGTTGATGTTCCAACCAAAGTTGTCGCCGGGCGTTTGCGCAATCTGTATATAGCGCGACTGCCCGAGGATGCGGCCCCAAATGTCTAAGCCAAAGTCCTGTGCAGTGGATATGTCCCACACATTGAGCAAAAACGCATCGCTGAATTTGGACACATCAACCCATTGGTCGAAGGCGGCCAACAGCGCCAGCAATGTAGCGCTATTGCTGTATTGCTTCATGACGGTCTTGCCGAGGTATTGGCTCATCAGATCGACACCGCATTCACAGTGATGTTGAGCTGCGCGCACACTGGCTGTTGATCGATACCTGGCGTCAAAGACGCTCCTGATAGCGGATTCGCGCTCGTGCCTACGAAAATGGCTACGGGCGTGATGTTCTGCAGTGCCAGCAAGGGCGCTGCATATTCGGCCGCGACGATCTGACCACCGATGCGGGCGCGACTCACGGCAATGGTGCCGTCTTCGGACAGAAAGCCATTAGCGAACGTATTAGCCACCGCCTGCTGCACTTGCTGAATGTAGTTCGCCGGAAGTGTGGATAGATTGGCGACGTTCACCGTGAAGTAAACCTGCAAGACAGCGGGGCGGACAAAACGCACTTGATAGGTCGGAAAGGGCGCCACATAGTTCACGGTGTCTTGCACGTTGACCGTGATCAGCGTCCCTAGGCCGGCCGACGTTGGTAGACCGCAGCCGCAGTCCAATTTTGAATTGATGGCAGTGGCGATAGCGGTATTATCGCCACCGCTCACGATAATGGCGATCGAGTGTGCCGGAATGGGGTAGTTGCTGGTGCCCGCCGTGATGGCCGTGTCACCTCCATTGTTGAACACATAGGCATCAGTGACACCGGTCACATTGCCGATCGCCGCCCGCACGTTCGCCGGTTGGCCTGTGCCGCCAATCTCGACCGATTCGGAACGCCGCTGTTCGAACGATTGGCGCGATTCCGTGTCTGCGCCTGGTGTGCTGGCCGCGCTGTTACTGATGCTTTCCCAGCCCGGTTGCTGCTGATAGATGGTCAGGTCATTAACCCCCGCAGCTGGACCGCTACCGGCTACGGACGCCTGTAGTGTGACTGTCGCCGTGCTTAACGGCCCGAACGTCACGGCCGTAGTGGTCACCCAAATCGTGCCATCGCTCGACTTGGCTCGGGCACCCTGTGGCAGCAGCTGTCCAGGTGTCCCTATGACGGTCGCGGATACAGTAGCAAACGTAGCAGCGTGCCGCGTCAGGAAATAAATGCGGCCCAGCGCGTCTTGATACGTGCCCGAAGAGGTCATCGGGTCGACGTTAGCCACCATTTGCGCCAACGCCGCGAAGAACGCGGATACCATGTAAGACTGCGACTGCTGCAGCTGACCCTGCGGCGTGGTCAGCTCCGTGTTGAGCGTCTTTCCCGTCGCGGCGAACGCCTGTACCCAATCCTGTTGCACGCCTGTCAGTACGGCCTGCGGCGCGGGGACGGACACGCCAGTCGGGGTAAAAATCGGCAGGGGTACGTTAGTCGTCATGGCGAGGATTCTACCCGGTATAAGTGTTGGACGTACCCGGCGCGGCCGGCACAAAGTGCACGTGGTTGTTAACGCTACCGCGCGGCAAAGTGACATCGGGCGCGTTGATGGTTAGGTTGGTCGTAATGCCGCTAGCGGTCATTTGCCAAGAACCCGATCCGGTTGTCTGAGTGATGCCATTGGGCGCACTCATGGTAATAGTCGTGGCGGCTTCTAGCGTCAACGTGCCGGTCGATTTGATGTCGATCCCGCCCGCCGGATTGAATTTCACCCACTGGGTTGGGTCAGGATTGAGCACGCCGCCGATATAGAGTCCATCGGCCGTGTTGTAGGTCCGGGCCGTTGGTGCTGCACCTTCTTTCTGCGTAGCAATCACATTGGTGATGTCGCGCTCGGCAAAGACGGCTAGACCGATATCGCCTATGACAGGCGCCAAGATGACGGCAGAGTTACCGCCTTGCAGCTGGAAATAGGGGATCTTGTAGATGGGCGTTTGAGCGATTACCACGCCGTTGGTGTCCTGGTCTAACACCAGCGGCTGTACGTCGACAAAGCCCACCTTCCCCGATGTAGGGTAAACCGCCAATACCTTCACCAAGTCAGCGGTATGCAAGCCCCGCAAGAGTTTAGAAATGATGAACAGCTGGGCTTGATCCGGGTCGAATTGTGCTTCGAACGGACTGTTGTATTTGGGCGCAGGGGTAAGTGTGGTCACGCTCATGATGCAAGTCTACTGGGGTTGTGGCGAAAAGAGCGCCACGCTCACGATGGCCCAAAGCGTGCCTTTGATGGCGGCTGCGGCATACGCTTGCGCAGTGGCCAAGTCTGGCGCGTAGATGATGCGGGATCGCTGCGGATAGATAGGGTGTGCGAGTGTCGCCAGGTACTGCGCTACCGTGCTAGCCACTGGAACCTCCTAGGGGTTGTCCGTTGTTGTTGCCTTTTGCACCAAATGAGTTCGCGGCGAGCTGAGTCGTCCATTGACCGCCAGGCAGATTGGCTTCCAATGTGTGCGCTAGCACTGAAGCGACCCATAGCGTACGCGTGACGAAATCAAATTCAGGCGTCACTACATTAAGAGCGGCGCCGGGTGTGATAAGCGGGTTGAATAGCGTAGCGAGTTGCAAACTGCTAGTCGAATAGACGGGATAACCCTGCAAGCCCGTGTCGGAGGAAATGTCGATCTGATCGGTGCCAAGCGGGGCTAGCGCGGAACGTACCTGCAAACGCTGCAGATTGGGCATCCACGTTAGATCGGGGTAATGCGCCATGAGTTGCCCGATCTGATCGAGCGGGGCGCCCGTGACACGTACAGCCGAAAGCTGATATGTCGGTGCACTGGCTGCATAGTCCACTTGGAACCCGGCAGGCTGCGCGATGGCCTGCAAGGCACTTTTGAGCGTCACGCCGCCGGGAGTGCTGTACGGGCTTGTCGGTTGCAGGGTTAAGGCCATGCCCGCGTTCGCTTCGATATCCAGAAACACATGCGGCATGCGTGAGGCGTTGACAGCCGACCAGGTGATGACGCCCTGGAAGAACGGAACAAACTGCGAGCCATCCCACACATTGACCTGTACCGTATCCGTACCTTGCGGCGTCAGAGCTTCCAGCCAAAGGCGTGCAATCTGGTTCATAACCGACAACGGCACGCCATAAATTTCCAGCTTGGCATTACCGAATTGCTTACCGCCCTGCCGCACTTGGATGCGCATGCGATGCTGCTGGAACGTATAGGTTTGCTGCGCGGCGTTCCCGTTGGCATCCGGCCGTGTCACTGACACGACCACTTGAGCGATGCGCGCGACAAAAGGATTGAAAGGCATCAGCGCACCGCCGAGTTATAGGGACTGACTCCCGATTGGCGCGCGATACCGCTCGCCAGCTCGTTGGGCGTATTGGCGATGACCGTCATGGACTGGATGGAGAACGTATTGCCATTGCCGTCTGTCGAACCGTTCACGCTCGGATTTCCCAAGGTGTTGCGGTATTGCGCGGCCAAGGTGGCGGCACGTTGACCACGCAATGCGTCTTCTGCGGCGTCGCCATGCGCTTCATAGATGCGCGAATAGGCTTCACCCAATGCCGCAGCGTTGTTTCCGCCACCGGTGAAGGCTTCTGTCAGTTTGGTCCGTTCGTAAGGATCGGTCAGCATGAATTGCACTTGCTGATCAATCGTCGCCTTGTCCGGAGTCACTCCGTAACGCGCCACGAAGGCCGCCGTGCGCGCACCGCGCCAGTTGGCCAAACCTCGCGCGCCCGTGCCGCCGCCCGCTGGATTGAACGACGAAGGTTTGAGCCCCGATTCCGCCTGCCAGTTAGCCACCACGGCGGCCGCCTGCGGCACGCTGAGCCCGCTCTGCACCAACTTGCCCGTGAGAGCTAGGGCATTGGAAGGCGCGGCTTGCCCAGGCGCAGGTGCGGCGATAGACGCGACTTGCCCAGGCGCAGGTGCGGCGATAGGCGCGGCAGGCGTCGAAGCCGCGGGCGCTGGCGCCTGAATGTTGAATCCTTCGGTGTGGGCCTCTTCGACAGTTTGCTGCCACAAATTCTTAGCCGTGCCTGCGACAGTCTTGCCCACATTTTGCAGCGTATTGACGACACCCCACAATGGATTATGCCGGGGCTTGGCAATCTCTGCCTGTACGCGCGCATTGAAACTGTCTGCCCAGCCCCCGCCGACATTCGTGATAGTGCCGATGACTTCGGCGATCTTGGTAAGACCGAGTCGCACGACGTCCACGATGTCCGCCAACTCGCGCAGCGCCGCCGACAGCACCGGTGCCTGCTGATCGAGCACGGTCAGGAAACCGTTAACGCCGCCGCCCGCTGCCATCACCTTGTCCGTGAAGTCGCTGGCGGCTACCGCAGCTTGCGATAGCCAGCTGGCCACGCGTTCGGTCACCGGCTGCAGCGCCGTTGCCAGCGTATTGGCAAGGCTGATCGTGCTGGCCTTCATGGCGGCCAGCGCGTCGGACATGGCATCGAGCGCCTTGCGATTTTCTGTCGACGCTTCCGCCAGCGATCGGGTGTACTCCTGCCGCGCATCTTTCTCCGACTTGATCATCAGAATCAGATCCGGCGACACGCCTTGCGCCGCCAGTGTCGATTCGAGCTGTTGGCGTTGGGCCGGTCCTGCGCCGCGGTAGACCTGCTGCGCGTTGGCCAGGATGTCGGGAATGGCCATCTCGGGCGTTACGCGAATACCAGCACGCGCGAATGCCTGCAAGGTCGGCGCTTCGCCTGTCAAACGAAACTGCTTCTGTTCCTTGGCCAGATTGGCGATGGCGTCTGCTCCGGCGTCTGCATCGGCGCCCAGGCGGCGGGCTGTAGAGCCCCACGCTTGCAGCTCACGATTAGATAGTCCCGTGCTGACGCCTTGCCGACGCAGACCTAGCTCAAATGCATTGAGCGAAGTGAGAGAGCCCACGACAGCGGCGCCAAGCCCCGCCACGGCGAGCACAACGGCGCCCATGGTGCGCGTAAAGGCTTTGGCTTCGGTCGTGAGTGTCCGCCAGCGCTTCTGCTGGTCTTCATCGCGGCGCTTGCGCTTTACATCACGGTCTTTTTGTTTCGTCTCGATCCGGTTGGCCTGATCTTCAACCTGCTTTTCTGCCTTCTTGTATTGCTCTGCATCCAGCCGGAGCTGAACTACAAGTTCATCGACAACCGTTGCATCAGCCATAGGTCACCCCGTGATATAGGCGCTGGCATTGGCGAGCGCGGTTTGCGGGAGGCTGGCGGCGGACGTGAACAGCTGGCCCAGCTGTTGCACCGGCCCTGCGAAGGCTTCCAGCGGGTTGGTGTAGCCGCCTGCGCTGGAATCGATTTGGGTTACCTGCGTGAAAGTCAGCTGCAGGCGCAATATGTTGCTGCCGCGGTCAGGCCGCGTCTCGTACGACAAACCCGTAAGGGTATAGTCGACAAAAACGTCCTGCGGCGAAATGAGCGTGTAGAGCTGCAAGGGGTTGCTCGCTTCTTGCTGGCGAATCGCCGCCAGCCATGAAAAACGGGCGATGTCGCTGCCCGTTTTGGTCAGCGATACGGTAACCGTCTGCGGCCGGCGCACCTTGTTGTAAAGGGCGAACGCGCCCGTCTCGACCGGATAGTCGGAAATCTGCGTTTCGTAGCGCGGCGAGAACTCTCCCCACGACGATGGCACGGTCAGTGGGATCAGCGTATCGGACATCACCACCGCATAAATGGGCGTCGGTGGATTCAGGCTAGGAATGTTTGACGCGATAAGCGCCAAGGCATTGAAGGCTGCCACCGATGCGGTCATGGTTAAGTTCCGATGTCGAAGTTCAGCTTGACGAACGCCATCAGAATATCCCCAAGGGTACGGATTTCGCGAATGTCAGTGGGAAGTAAAGGCCGCCATGCCTCGGGATGTTGCGGATCTGGCGCGATGCGCACGTAGCGCAGCGCTTCGGTGACCAGTTTGTGTACAGCATCCGGATCGGCGCCCTGCAGGATCTGCAGTACCGCATCGATAGCTTCGATGTCGTTTTCTGGATCGCCTTCCTTTTTAGGCGTCAGCGCCAGCAAAAGCGCTTCGTAGCTGGCTACCTTGAGCGCAGACAGCAGCCGCAGCACATAGCCCGACAGGGCTAGCGGGTCAACTTCGGCCACCTCGAAGCGCTTGGCCTGGTCGCGTCCGTAGGTGCCATAGAGAGTGGTGGTTTTCGTGTCTTCCATCGGTTAATCCTTGGGGGCTTGTTGGAAGGTGCGCCAAGCATGGATCGCCTCAACGTTGACCAGTTCGACCAGGTTGAACACGTCTTCAGTGCTCAACACGGTTTCCAGCTCGCGGTAGGTGGCTTGCTTGGAGTGTAACACCGCCGCGATATGAGGCGCGCAGAAGGCCGCCCGCGTGTCGGGGTCGCCTGCCTTGATCGCGGCGATCTGCATGGAGATGGGAATTTCTACCGTCTCGCGGCCAATGAGAAAGCCCACGTGAAGCAAGAGGGCGGCTTGCTGCAACCGCGAAATGCTGCGCCAGTCCTTGAGATGGTGGACGACATCTAGCCGCTCGCCGCTCGTCAGTACCCCGTCCACAAAGGGCAACAGCATCAGCGAGCCACGCTCGCCGAGCGCCCGAATGTCGTCCGTGTGTTTGAGCGCGAGTGCCACCACGCCGCCCTCGGGTGGCTGGTCGATCGCCAACAGGGCGGCACGAGCGCAGCGGTCCGCAACGAGCGCCGGCAGCTCGGTCAGTTCGACCGTGCGGCCGGCGTCGCGGCCGGTCAGATCAACCCGCGTCGTCTTGAGCATTGATGAATGCGTCTAGTGCAAAAACAAGACGCATGCGCACGATGTCGCTTTCGTAGTCGACGTTCGTGCGTGCGTAAACCGCTGCGGCCGCGTCGACCGGCTCAAGCACGTCGCCTTTTGGTAGCGCGTTGATTGCGTCCTGAATTGTTACGTGTATGGCGATCATGACAGTTCCTCACAAACACACATGAGCGTAGTGAAGCAGCATCGCCGCGATCAGTGCGCCTAACAAGCCGCAGCATAACAGCAGCGTTGCGAACAGCACACTTGTGCTATGACGATACCACCAGCGGCGGATGCGACTTTTGGGCGACGATGGCGGGTGATCCAATCGATGTACATGGCGCTATCCTCGGTGCTTGGGTGTGATGCTTGTGTAGCGGACGGATCGCCTGTGCATGCCGCCGGGTGTGGCGGCATGCACAGGCGGTCATTCGTTGAAGGCGTCGATGGCGTAGCGTTGCTGTGGCAGCAAGGTTTTAGCCGCATCGTCATAGCCAGCACGCCATGCCCTTGTTGCTTCAATCATTCCGTCGCATGCATAGGGATTGTCTTCACGTCCCTTGCCCTCGCTGAAAACACGCTTGCCAGCTCTATATGCATCATCGATTGTCACCTATGTTTCCTCAGTGCTGACCGAAGCCATTTGTGTGCGTGGGAGCGATATTAGGAACCTCTTATGGCATTGTCAAGTGGCTGGAAGAAAAAGGGCGAGTCCGTAGACTCGCCCTTTCGCTTGCCACAGCCACCACAACCGCGCAAGCCACGTCGCACCGCACCACGGGAGACGCAAATACCCTAACCGTCCTGCGTATCGTTGTCAAATACCATCGCGATCGCTCATGGATAGGTCACTCCGCCGTTCGCGTCCGGATCGCCATAAAGCAACAGATACTGCGTGCCGAAACCGGTGTACACAGGATCAGACGTGCCTAGCAGATCGACGAAGAAAAGCCCATGGGGCAACCCGGTGTAAGGTGACGAATTGAGATTCGTACGATCTAGGCAGATCCGCCCGGCGGCAATACTCACGCCGTTGTAGACGATGTCCGCGAACAGGCCATCCTCAGTCGTGGTCAAAGTGAACTGCGCGGTTTGGTTATCCAGCACACACGAGAACTGTTGGATGGCTAGGGCAGCCAGCGGGATGACCTGATAGCTCATAGCGACACCTGGCCGCCGTTGCCGGCGATGTCGGACACGGTTAGCGTGCCGCCGATGACCCGTTTGGCGCCCGCCGCGAAGGTGAACTGCGCCAGCGCGGTCGCGCACAGCGGCACCTTGAGGGCTTCGGTGTTGAACACCGACTGCAGCAAGGACAGATTGGGCGGACCGCCGAAGTGGACCGGGTAGTCGATGCCCTGCGTCGTGTCAAAGTACACCTCGCCGCGCCACGCCTGCACACGGGTGGCGACGTCCTGGGCTAGCCGCATGCCCGGTCCGGTTTGATCGCTTTGGGGCGTGGCGTCGCCGACCGTGCGGATGTTGCCACGGCTGTCGACGTCCAAGTCCCACAGACTCACATCAATTGCCAAAGTGTCCATAAACCGCATGCTAGCGCGGTTTCCGGGATTAATCCACTTTTCGCATGTTAAGTTTTTGTCGCTCCCAAATACTGACGAACTGAGGTTCTGATCGTCAGTTTCCTATATATACCCTATAACGCAAAACGCGCATAAATATACCCTTATACTCTCCTTAACATACTAATTGATTTACTTTTTCACTTTATATTGCTTATATAGTGGATATATAGAAAGTTGTCAGTTGTCAGTACAGTGTCGGTAAGTGGGAGGTCGGAATGGGACAAACCCATCGCTTTACTTTCGCCTGACAGCAAGCCTAGACTGGCTACCCACACCACACTCAACCATGGGGCGCCCATGCCTTCCATTCGCTTCACTCTCGTCACCGCGGATAACTGCGCGATGACCAAGACCTTCACCCAAGACGCTTTTGGAAATGTCACCAGCACAGCCATCGCGCACATGACAGCAGGGCACGCCAAGGTCATCGAGATAGACGGTCCCGAACAACTCGCCACGTTTCTGCCACTACTCGCCGCCAACCAGGCCATCACGTGTGGTGTGCCGCAGGTGGGGGATACCCCACTCACCACGCGAGCCGGAGCCGAATTCAACGCTAACGCTGTGGCGCGCACTAACGAAGCTTTTCGCTATCTGGACGCGCCAGCGCTTTTGCCGATCGACGTCGACACCGCTACGGGCATGTATCGCACAGTAGGTGAAGTATTAGACGCGCTGGAGGCTGCCTCACCCTGGCTCCGCCACGTTCATCGCGTGGCACGGCCATCGTCCTCTTCCTACGTGGCCGGACGCGGGCTGCGTGGCGTGCATGTCTATGTGCCTGTGTCGCGCGGCACGGATATACCCGAATTGGGGAAACGTCTGCAGATTGAACAATGGGCGGCCGGCCGCGGCTACGTGATGATCAGCAAGTCGGGCGCATTGCTGGTACGCCAGCTGTCCGATGCATTGGTCTATCAACCGTCTCGCCTGATGTTCGAGGCCGCCCCGCAATTGGAAGCGGGCGTGATACGTGAGGTGCCTGCGGGGGAAGTATGGCTAGAGCGCCCCGCTCAACTTGGGCAAGGGCGACCAGCGAAATACAAAACTCCCGAAGGTTGGTTGGACGCTCAAGAACTTCCACCGTTGCGCGATATCGAGCGCCGTCGATTTGAAGTAGCCGTGCGGCAGGCGAAAGACCGCATGCGCGTCGAGGCTAAACAGGTTGCCTTGAACTACCACAAAGCCAACGCTATGGCCGCCGGATTGGACGATGGCGACCGACGTGGAGCCCAGGCACTACGTGCCCTAGGGGACAAGCGTCTGCCGCCCTCCTGGCCGCTGGCGTTGGCTCGTAGCCCCCTTCCCGTGCCGGTGGGTGCCATCCTCGGCAACCTGGCGGCCTATATCGGGCGCTTCTGCGCCGATCCATTCGATACGCTGCGGCCGGATCTGACGGAAGGACACAAGACCAAAGCTGAAATCGTGTCCATGCATGGGCGTCCGGGCGTGTGGTCACACAAGCTGCAGGATTTCTTTGAGTTTGGCATGGATGGCGAGGCTGACTTATCCACCCCGTTGGACATCGCCGCAGAGAATCTATGCGGCGTGATCGAAGAGTGGCCAGACAGAAAGGACAAGAAGCGCAACAGCCTGGCTAACGTGATGTACGCCGTAGGCCTGCTGGCCAAACAGGCGGATATCCGTTTGACGTTTGACGTGTGCCTAGACGCTCTTTCACGAGATGAGGCGCCCACCGAGAGCGAATGGCTGCGCGCTGTGACGCGGCTGGGCTGTTCCTGCGTGTCTGCGGGCACGCTGCGCGAAGCACTTGAGGCGCTCGCTAAAGCGAACCCGGTAGACCCGTGGAAAGACGCTGTATTGAGCCTGCCGGCATGGGACGGTAAACCTCGCGTAGATTCGCTTTTCGTCGACACCTTCGGCGCCATGCCATGCGAGGCGCAGTCCTACGCCGCACGAGCTGTGCTGGCGGGCCTGGTCATGCGCCAGCTACTCCCCGGAGCGCCTGCCCCTGTGGTGCCGGTGCTGATCGGTCCGCAAGGGCACAGCAAAGGGCTGTTCATTGCGGATCTGGCCAAGGCAATGGGGTTTCCCCCGCCGACTGAGCTTGCGTTCACTGACGATCGGCGCATGTCCATGGCGGCCGCCAGGGCGCCGCTGGATGAGCTGTGCGAAATGGCGGGCTTGGGCAAGCGCGACGCCGAGGATGTTAAACGGTGGGTCACGGACACACAGGACGTTTATCGGCGTCCCTATGATCGTACCGAGGAAACCCACCCGCGCCGATTCGTGTTGATCGGCACGGCCAACAAGAACGAACTCAACCGTGACGAAACTGGTAATCGCCGCTTCATGCCTGTCCTGACTATTCACCCACCGGCACCGGATTGGTCGGTCGAAGTGCCGCAAATGCTGGCAGAAGCTAAGGCGAAATACTGTACTGATCTGGCAGCGTATTACCGGCTGATACGTGAAGCCGCTGTGGCGGTGTTTGAGTTCAACCAGGACGCCATGAGCCGTGGCGAAGGCATGCCGGTATCGGATCTGGACGACATCTTACCGCCGCACCTGGAGCGGCTGATGAACGAGCGGCATCGCGTGCAGTCATCCGCCATCCGCACTGCATTGGACGTGCAGGCCACCGGGCGCAAGTTCAGCGCCCACGAAGTCGCCCGCTGGCTCAAGGCGCGCGGCTGGACACCCGGCGCTGATGGGCGCGGCATGCGCTACTACACCGCACCGCAAACTTTCATTGACATTTGCCAAAGTGTTGTGCAAGCTACGCCTAACCCCTTCGCTACCACCGGAGAGCCGCACCATGCCGCAGCTTAAGTTCAAAGTAGGCGACCGCGTCCGTTACATCGGGCACTATGTGCCGTTCTATGTGTCGCCGTTTCCAGGCACGCACGGCACTGTCGTCGAAGTGCCGCCAGCAGATTCGTGGGCGGGAAATCCCATCAAGGTGACGTGGGGTAGCCGGTTGCGCTACTGCAAAGAGACTGACACGCGCACGTGGTCGCACGTGCCAGGCGTGTTGGAGCTGGTGCCATGAACCGGCAGTTTCAGGTAGGCGATCGCGTGTGGTTTCGCGCTAAATCTAACCGCCGAGTCGCGTTCAACACACCCGGGACGGTGCGCCTCGTTGGTCGCGCCTCGTCCATCGTGGTTGTGGACTTTGGCCCTGACACACCCCACTACGCAGCATGGCCGCGCGAACTTGGCCGCACTGCGGCCGTACCCAAGGACACCACACCATGAGCGACTACAAACCTACCGTCTACGATGACGCCGTGCCCGCTGGTACGCCCGACATGTTTACCGTCGAGGAAGCCTCGCGCTGGCTCACCTGCGCCCAGCCCGTGCCGTTGAAGCTGCTCCAACAGCTCGGCAAGGACTGCGCCATGGTGTCGCGCATGCACAAGCACCCGATGGGCGCCAAACCCACGCCCGACAAGCCCTGGCCGCAGGAAAAGACCTACTGCGCCGAGGTGATTCGGCTGGTGTTCCAGACCCACCCGGAAACGGCTCCTTACGTGCCTGCAAATAGTGCTTGACACGGCACGAAATTGCCTTTACATTAGCACCACATCCACATCACAAGGAACCGACCATGAGCACCATCACCGCAGAAGAACAAGCAAAGATTGCTGCCTATTTGGATACGCACATGCTGCCAGCGGGCATTGGCTCCGAAGAGTCCGCATGTAGCATTGCCGCCATTAACTTGGCGTTGACGGGCGAGCTGACCGACAGGATCCCGGCCTGCATGTCGCCTGTCATCGGGCGTTGGATCATTGTAGTGCAGGACGCTATGCCGGCGGCCATGCGTAACAGCGCCGAATGGAAACGGCTTCTCCCATTGGCAGCAGGCACGGGTCGCGCTGCAGACGATGAACAACAGCGCCTGGCATTGGTGTTGGCCTGGGTGTGGGATGGCGTACTACCTCACTTGCAACCTGTAGCCGATAAATATGGCTTTGGCGAGTCGTGGCGGGCTATGTGCAACGATAAGACGGCATGTGCCGCCGATGCCGCCGCCCGCGTCGCCGATGCCGCCCGCGCCGCCTACGCCGCCCGCGCCGCCGCCTACGCCGCCGATGCCGCCGCCCGCGTCGCCGATGCCGCCCGCGTCGCCGATGCCGCCCGCGCCGCCGCCTACGCCGCCGGCCGTGCCGCCCGCGCCGCCGCCGATGCCGCCCGCGCCGCCGCCCGCGCCGCCGAGTGGAAGCACTTCAACCCGTGCGGACTGCTTGCGCGGTTGGTGGAGGTGTGACATGAACACACCTATCAATCATTTCACCCGTCGCGCAAATGATCGTATCGCGCGGGGTCATACGCCCGAACGCCCCGCCGCCTGGCCGATGGTGCTGGTCGCCATGTTGTGCTGGTGCATCGTGGTCTGCGGCCTGACGCTGCTGGGCCTGCCGTTCGTGCAGTTCTTACTGGCCGGAGGGTCGACGCCATGAAGCGCATGCTTGCCTACCTACTGGTCCTGGCCACCATGCCTTGTGTGCACGCGCAGACAACGTTCGAGATGGGCGCGGGTCTGACCGCTAGTCGCTTGTGGTCGGATGGCACGTGGTATCAGGATAAGTTCCCGCACGTGCTGCACAAGGACGCCCCTGCGTTTGAAATCGGAACGCGCACGGATGTTCTGCCATGGGTTGCCATCGATACGCGGGCGTTCTTTCTCGGACGCTTCCGTAGCGATGCCTGGGCAGTGAGTGACGAGACCTACGACAATTCTTCACCGACAGGCTGCCGCGGCCCGTGTTCGCCGCTGCTCCGTTTCATCGGGCACGGCTCCACGGCGGGCGTGAGCGCCCTGCTCGAACTTCACACCACAGGCGCCTGGCAATGGGGCGTCGCCGCGGGTCCGGTTCTTTATCGCAACGATTGGACCATTGATTTGCCGGAATGGTTCCCGACCAAGGGCGCCGCCATCGTCGGGCCCACGCAATACAACGTACATTTGCACGCAACGCGCTGGTCGTGGCGACATGTAGTCGAATTGCGCCTAACACATGACCGCTGGTACGGCTCGTTGGCGTATCACCATGATGGCGTAAACTTGCATGGTTCTGATGACTTCTTTCCGCCGCTGTGGAAGTCGCAAGTCACCTTGACGGTGGGTTACCGCTTCAGGAAGCCCTAGTGCAGGCCCGCCCGCCACGTTAAACTAACCGCCTGAAATCCACCACATAAGGCTAAACAATGGGTAAGCTGGTTCCGCGCTGGTATCAGGCCGAAGCCTGCAGCGCCATCATGGGTGCACTCACGTCCGCCGTCAACGCTAACCCTGTGGCGGCAATCGTGACCGGCGGCGGCAAAGCCCTGCTAGCCGCTATGGTGGCTGAGGAGATCAATCTCACATGGCCTGGCGCACGCGTGATGGTGCTGGCGCCGTCCATGGAGTTGGTGAAGCAGAACGTGGACGAGGCTGTGGGCTACCTGCCGCCCGCACTGGTGTCACGCGTGGGTATTTACTGCGCGGGCCTTAAGATGAAAGACCGGCTGTCGCAGTTCACCTTCGGCACGCCGCAATCAGTCAGCCGCCAGGCCAAACGGTTTGGCAAGATCGATTTTGTGATCGTGGATGAGGCCCACGTGTTCGACATCGGCGCCAAAACCGCGCGCAAGATCGTCGACGAGCTACGCGCCAATAATCCCTATGTGAAGTTCATCGCCCTTACCGCGACCGACTTTCGCATGAAGGGGCTCAAAGTCGTGCCGCTTACACAATGCGGGCTGTTCAATGCCAAGGTGTATGACCTGACCGGCGGGCGCAACTATAACCGGCTGGTGCGCGAAGGCTACCTGGCGCCCGTGGTGGCCCCAACCATCCGTTTCCCGCAGATCGACACCGAAGGCGTGAAGACCAAGGGCGGCGACTTCGACGAAGCCGAGCTGGCCCGTCGCGCCATGGAGGTTACCGAGGAGGCGGTAGCCGTCGCGCTGGAGAACGCCACCGACCGCAAGCACTTCATGTGGTTCGCGGTGAACATCGAGCACGCGCGCATGATCCATGCCGCGCTAGTCGCCGCGGGCGAATCGTCCGTGCTGATCCATGGCGACCTAGAGCACGGCGAGCGCGTGGAGGGCATCGAGTCCTATCTGCTCAAGCAGCAGCGCCACATTGTCAGCGTGGCCATGCTCACGACGGGCTTCAACGCCAAGTTCGTGGATTGCCTGGTGGGCTTGCGTCCTACCAAGTCATTAGTGCTGTGGCGTCAGATCGTCGGCCGAGGCTTCCGTCCTTACCCAGGCAAAGAGAACGTGCTGCTGCTAGACGGCGGTGGCAACATCGCGCGGCACGGACCGATTAACGCCAGCGTGGATGAGGGCGATTCGCGGGCAGGGTTGTGGCGCTGCACCGATGAAGTGGTGCACACGCCCGTCAAAGCAGGCAAGCAGACGACGATGCGCGAGAAATCATCCATCCGCTTTCCGGTCAATAATGCTACGCAGCCCGAGCCGGATCTGCGCTTAGTGCTTGAGCTGATGGAGAAGGACACCGAGCCATGCGGCTACCTCAACGATGCCGAGCATATGCTCTGTCGGCAATGCGGCCGGCCGCGCCAGGGCTTCATGGCCGTACGTCAGCGTCGCGAGAAAGTCGAGCGGTCCATCTTCGATGACGGCGATTCCTACGAATTGCACGATGAAGACTCGGTGGTACTCAAGGACGAGGCGTGCAAGCTGACGCGCCAGCTGCCGGTGATCGATATGCAGGTCACGCCCGAAGGCAACAGCGTGCTGAACTTCCAGTTTGTGACGGACTACGGACCCTATACGCTGCGGCTGGATTTTGACCGTTCGCAAGCCGATCCGAAATTCTATGCACAGGCCCGCAAATACTTCCAGGCCGATACGGGGCGCAATGTGCCAACCGAGGCGTATCGCGT